CGGTTTGTTCGGTATTCATAACATATGCTGGGTTAGTGGTTACCACACCAGCCACCCGGGTGTCATTAACCATTGATGACACCGTTACTTCTTTATCGCCACCAAAAATTAAAACAGTACCTGGCGCATAAACCGTATCACCCTCATAATATTCCGCTAAATCTGCATATGTAGCATTCAATGTAGAACCAGTGGTTAATGTCCATGCTCCAGTAATTGTTCCACCCGTTGAAGTTGCACCGGTTGAAATACTAGTTGTTATTACATTCCCATTATGTACTGCATAAATTGTTTGGCAGTGAATATCACCAGATGCATCAGTTTTTACAATATGACTATCTGAGGAATTAGATGTACTAATAGGAATTACACTATATATATTATTTTTAGTATCAGTATTATCATATGCTACTGACATAATTCCATTTGAAGTAAATGGGGTGTGTGGTACAAATAATTTATCAACATAATATTTTGTTACTGATTGTTTTTCTGAAACAGCAGACGTACCAGCGCCAGCTAGTGGAGCTGGATGATCACTTAGGTACAACAGTCCAGTTAATGTATCACCACCTCTATACACCGCATCTTTACGTTGCATAGCTTCAGTAGATAGGTAATTACTTGTCAATGTTGAAATATAATCTGGATCAGTTGTTGGTGGGTATACTGGCTGAGGTCTTGTTTTTAATGCAGCGGTAACTGTATATTTACCAGCAATGTTATCAACGATATTACTAGCTACACCGGCTACATAATGATTTATTCCATAATTAACAGTTACTGGCAATTGATTAATAGTTGTAATAACACCTTCATCGATATGTGACCATATTTGATTAAATACATCAACTGTGACTGCACTAGGATCAGGTAGTCTACCGATTGGAAATAGATTTGCATTCATTGGCGTACTAAGTTCAGGTGAAGCATCACTCGCCAATCTTGCAATAATTGCTTGAGGGGATACTGAAATATCCAAATAACTATCATTAGCTTTTGCAAAAATTATACTGTTGTTACTAGATGTAAGAGTTCTTGCAGTTAATTTATGCAAAGTATGACTAGCCATTAATATTTGATCATTAGTATAGCTACTTGGTGCATCACTTAAATCAGTTATTCCGATTTTTCCAGCTATATTAAAAACTGCATATAATTCACTGAAGTTTGCATTAACTTTAGTGAACGATTCTCTAATACTATCACCAGAACCATCATTTCCTTGAGTTCCAGTGTTAATTATTCTTTGTGACATATAAAATACCTCATATTTAATGTATTTATCAAACGCATTTTATAATCTTAATGTAAATAATATTATGATTATAAAAACTGAATACATTACTACTGAACATACCAGAAAAAGTAAGTGTGGACATATACACGTTTATACTAGACGTAAAGAAGTCATTACATTATTATGCGATAATTGTGGTGAGATATTTAATCGGGATAGGGGATCAATGGATCCAAATAGATTAAACAATAATGTTTATCATGTGTGCAATAATTGTGATATGAAAAGGTTTGCACAATCAAAAGGTGTTGAAAATAAGAATTTTTGGAATTTACCAGCAAGTATTATAAAAACAATTGATCAATTATAAAAAATATAAATTGTATATTATATTTTATAAATAAAATGAGGAGAAAATTATGTTTGAATTTATTAAAAAATTATTTGGAATTAAGCAAGAAGAAATTGCAGTTGTTGAAGAAACCGCAAAAAAGGTTGTTAAGCGTGTGAAAAAAGTAGCAGATGTTAACAATGATAATGTTGTTAATTTAGAAGATGTGAAAGAAGTTAAAAGACGTGTTACTAAAAAAGTAAAAGAAGTAGCAGATCTGAATAAAGATGGGAAGGTTGATTTAGCCGATGTATCAGCAGCAGTTAAAAAAGTTACTAAAAAAACAAAAGTAGTTGACCCAGTTGTAGAACCACCTCTACCTAAAAAACGTGGTAGAAAACCGAAAGCAAAATGACTCAAAGGGGCTTATAGCCCCTTTTTTATATCGTGCCTTTTATTTTACCAAAAATAAATTCTTGTTTTGTAATCCAACGTGTTCTAACTACCAGGCGTTTATTCATACCAAGATCTTCAAGAACGTAATCTGTACTCGTACCTTGATATGCATATGTAAGCCACATTATTTTTTTCGATAAATCACATCTAGTTGGAAACCAAACAAATTTAAGTTTCCATTTAGCATTGTTATAAAACATCCAATCATTTACATTCATTGCTATTACGTTCGCTATTTCTTCTTCTACATTCATACATCAATACCAGTCTGGGACTTCACGACCGCGAACTTTTCCTGACCAACTTGCAATATTTTGCTTTTTTAGTTTATAGTAATTACGATATGACGCAATAACATCACCTTTAATAATGCATTCATCTGGCATTGCTGGTGTTGGTTCAGTAAATTGTTTGCTAGGGATATTCTTAGGCAAATTTTCAAATAGCATTTGGATCAATCCAGTATTCATGCACTTATGAATTTTACCATATCGATATGTATATTCATCGGATAAGTCCCATAATAATGTTGCCAAGTAAAAGTAATTCTCGGATGATTGTCTTACCCACACTGATGAAGGGTGGTTAACATGTGTTGCTTTATATAACACTGAATCCAACGCAGGATTATCTAGTGACCATCTTTTTCGTTTGCGTCCGTTGACGAGTTCGATAGTCTGAGTACCATCTATTACCCTATGTGCAGTTGACAATAACTGAGCTGATTCTAATATCATTTTGATACAATGTTTATCATTATGATATTGTGCACAAATTTTAGTATCATGATGTAAATAAAAGATATTCATATGTTGCCTCTAAGAAAACGCATATTTTATGTTAATTATGATTCGTTGTCAAGTGTGAGTTGTTTAATGTGATCTTTTAGCTCTTTAATTTCAGAAAGCATATCATGCATCATTATATATTCGGTATGCTGATGCTCTAACAAATGAGAAATGACTTTCATGGTCCAATACCACCAATTCATACAGATTATAAGCATTAGTGATACAACAATCCACCATATTGAAATATTATGAAGCCCAGAAAGCCAATCCCATCCAAAAATTAATAACACAACCCCAGTGAATACAACGGAACTTGCAACAAGCCACCAGCGCCGCTGTTGATTGATTTTATTCATATCATGAGTGTGTTGTTCAATTAAAATAGAAAATCGTATCATAAAGTATTTACCATTTATGATACGAATAATTTTAACCGACTTTTAATAGAATGATATCTTCGTTGATTCTACCATTCAATTTTGTATCAGTTGCATTAATATCTTCCAAAAATTTTCTCAATGCAATCTTACCGGCAGATTTGAATTCTTTAAGTTTCTCTTCTGGTTTACGTACAGTTTTTTGAATACTTTTATGTTCGTCAAACCCAATGAGCGAAGTTCCTTTAACGCCCAATGGCCCAGTCATGTCATCTGATATATATTTTCCAAGTTTGCGAGTTTTGGTATTGTAAATCCACAACTCCTTCGCACCAAGTACATCGGTTGGGTTTATCGAGACCAATTTTAATGGTTCAAATGTTTTCAAAAATTTTAGTTTTTCTACAATCTTATCCTTTGGGACTGCTTTTTTAGCACGTGGTTTTCTGGTGATTTTTGCTTCTTCCATTAGCATTGTACAGGCGGAATCAATTTCTTTATAGAATGACAATAGGTTAGTTAACTGTTTTTTGTTTCGATGTTTATAACCTTCTTTAAGGTCTTCATCCTTACCATCTAGCACTGCAGTTAATTCAGATAATCCAGATGAATAGTAATCTTTGATCACACGAGCGTGTGCTGCTTTAACTTCCTTCCCTTTTAGTAGGTTAATGATTTTAAACTGTTTTGGGTCAAATTTATCAGGCGTTTCCATCCATACTTCAATAGCATCTTCAATTTCTTCAGTCATTTTGAAAGTAGCTTCACGAACTCGTTCTTGAATACTAATTATTGGAGCACTTGGTTTAGACTCGGTTTCTTCATCAGATTCACTATCATTTTTACTGTCTTGGAGGACATTATTAATGGCATTTATTAACCAGGTTTTTGTATTAACCCCGTTATTGAAATCATCCCGTTGTTCTGGCATTCCTCTTGATAAACAACTGGCAATTGCACCCATTGTTGTACTAACTCGCCAATCTTTAGATTTTTTAAACTCAGATATTACATCTTTATCGTACCCATTTTCAGTCATCCAAGATATCACTGCTGGTTTAAGGTCTTTTCCACTAAATTGGATATTGTAATAATGCATGGCATTATGATAATGTTTTAAAAATTCAGTTGCCGATAATGATTCAGTATCATCCCACTTTGGACTCCAATCCTTATTCCGGTTTTCACGAATTGTTACACTAGTTATTTTAGCTTTTTTTGTTTTTTTAGCTACCTTTGCCATATAATTCCATTTATTCAGTTGTATTAGTTATTTGACTTGGTTTTTCAGGACGTGATGAACAGAACACACATTCAGGATCAGAACATTTATCCTCCAACCATTTATTACAGAGCTCACAGTAGTAAACGTCATACTTATTACTGTATTGACGTTCACTCCCGCAAGTAGAACAAAAGTTTTTAGATACTATGTCCACAATGATCTTCTTATTTTAATCAATCTGATGAGCATCTCGTCTTCTTCTTGTTCGTATTGTGCTTCAATATCTTGAAGTTTTTTATGTGATACATTCCGTTCAAGTTTCGAAGCAGGTGTTTCATTTTCAGTATCAAATATTGAAAGTATATCACCATCCTCACGATGTTTATCACATAATTCAGACCAACCACTTACCTCATATGGATCTGGACGATTTGGATACACTTCTTTCCACCATGTATACAATTCTTTAATTTCCATAGCAGCTAGTGCTTGAGGTGTTGGTTGTCCATATTCTGGATCATTTTTATCACACCATTCTTCATTAGTTAATTTTGAAGCCCAGTCTAAATAATCTAAACCAGCTTCCGGACAGCGCCAAGTTCTCCATCTAAAGAAATTAGTTCTCCACCAAGGAACGCAATACATATCACGTTTTTCTTTATCCCATATAACATTATGCCATGCTTGTTCAACCTCGACAAAATTTACAAGTTCATTGAACAAACATGGTAAGAAACGATAACCGACATCTTGCCAGTTTCCTGGCTTAATGTCATTAGGATGAGCAGTTAATGCATGGCTTTTGACCACCCAACGATTATTGATGTAATAACGGAAAGAATGGAACATGTTATATGGCCAATATACAAAATCTTGTAACTTGTGTAAACCTACCTCTGCCAGCCAATATCGTATCGGATGAGTTGTTTTTGCCGTTTTATGCCACTTTCTCCATTCACCAGCAGTACCGTATTCTGGTTTTGGTGTTCCAGACAGCCATTTGGCGAATTTTGAACATGACCAGTAATTTGCATATTGTGCCATATATTCCTCTTTATTATTTTACTAAAAATGGTTCTAAATTTGGTGGTGAAAAACTGGCTGGTTTTAAAACTTTTCCATCTTCACGTTTTTTAACCTTACCAGTCTCTGGATCGATTTTGCTCATATTAGACCGGATAACTTCATTCCATCCACCTTCTCCATCGAATCCAGCCGAATGAATTGCGCCAGCAATAACAACAATCATATCCAACAATGCATCTAACTGTTCGGTTTTATCATTGTCATCGATTGCAACTTGTAATTCATTAAATTCTTCTCTAATGAGGTTCAAGTATAGATTGTACTGTGCTTCGTTGAAATTGTCAACTGTTTGGTCTGATGCGACCATAAATGTTTCTTGATCTTTAAAAATATTTGTCATTTTAATTTCCTTATTGTTGTTTCTCTTCATTAAACCACCGTAGTATAAACCATGTGGCATCCTCTGGTATTTCAAACATCCATTGTTCACGATAGCCGTTAAAATTGCCTTTTAAATTTTCTGAACACCATGTTTTAATATTGGGTTCATGTAATGACCTAGCTATCGGATATGGAAGTTTTACTTGTGTCCAATCTGGGAAAGCTGTTTTAAATAACTCCCAAAAGATTTCTCTATCCATTTCTTCTTGAATTTCTTTTGCAAGAGTTTCAGACATCCAATCTTGTACTGGATCAATAGTCCAAGAAGCTTTTAATTTTCTAGGTGTAGCATTTATTGTTTTTGTTGTTATTTGAATTGTAGACATCCTTGTCCTTAAATACTTATTCTACTTTACCACCAAAGTCTCTTAACTTCCTAATAAAGTCCTTGCGCGTTCGATAATCGGATATAACAATAGTGCTTGTAGAAAATTCTGACTGATCAACCGCAATTTTTGAGTCTCTGAGACTATATCCAGTATACTCTCGAACTAGTTTGATAGCTGAAATAACAGAACCATTAGTTCGAATATTCCCTATACTAAATTTTACTTCAGATGCAGACGACCCTTCAATCATTCTAAAGAACACCCGACCTTTTACTTCTTCACCAAGTGCAACATTCATTGCTTCCCAAACTTCCATTGCTTTATCAGCCCCATAATGTCTGGTTAAACTTTTAACAAACATCACACCATCATTTACAACGTCTTCTAATGTCTCGCTCATATTTTTTTCACAGTGGATTACTTTTTAATACTATTAATGTAAATTCAACCGGGTCAACTTCTACTGTAAGACAATCTCCCCAGCGATGTTTTATAAACCGCACGTTATCACCATCTTGTCTCCAAATTCTTGTAGAGTTCAACATAAGTTTAAAGTATTGATCAATTACAACGGTATCATCAGATGATATTAAAACATTGTATCTAGCAAAATATTTCGAACCAAAACGATCAATTTCAGAATCTGCAATTTCATAATAAAGATTAGTCATCGTTGATGTTGAATTAATGGTCTTTGGTTTTCTTTTAAATGCCAATCAAATTCAGTTCTACAATCGGAACAGCATTTTTTATTCATTGATCTAAAATGAAGTAATGCCCCATTACATTTAGGGCATCTTTCCAATGGTTCTGAATGGTTCATTGTGGATCCACTTTATTAAGTTCAACTACGGTAGTTTCCGACACTGATGTGTCTTCCACCGGACCAATTTTTACATATGCAAAAACAATTACCAGCATAGTGATTGTTATCATCACAAATAGTGATACCAACACGTTTCTAATTAGCTCCATTGTTTAGTCCTCATCGGTGTTATCGTGGGTTTCGTTTACTTCTTTAACTGTAGATTCTATCCACAGCATAGCTCGTAAAAAGCCTTCTGCCTCAACCGTGTTGATAGTTAAGCCGTCTGCTTTAATACTTTCGTAAAAGTCTTTAGCACGTCTAACTTCCCACTCAATTGTTTCAGTTAAGTGTTCGTACTTTTCTTGCGCGATTCTATTTGGCTTTGAACATTTATTTGCTTCGCGTACAATTAAGCATTTAATCGTGTCTACAATTGTTTGGTCAAGATCTTCGGTAGCCATATGTTTCTCTTAGTGTGTTAAAATTGTATTATATCAAGTTGTTTAATAGATGTCAAGCAGATAATACCGATAAAAATCTGCAATTGGTATTCATTTCTGATGGGAACCATGTTTTTCCAGAATCCAATGATCTGCATAGATTATTATCTATAAGTTTGAACCGTATATATGAAAATTCATCATTTCTACCTAATGTTTCCCCCGCTAATAATGCTTCGTATACTTCTCTATCGTTAATAAATGACATAGTGTTCCTGTGTGTTAAGTTTTAATATATTATAGCAAGTATTGTAGATTTGTCAAGAGTTGTTAAAGAATTGTTTGAAGACACCTTCTAATGCATCGTGTAATTCATCTTCTAGTTTTTTAACTTCATCTTCAGATAAATCTAATGTAAATGGTAGTGTAATTGTTGACACAACTTTTTTACCATGTGTTTCAAATTTGTAATTTGCACCAGGAGTTTGGCATTTTGTTTTTGTTTCGATTAAATTAATTAAATCTCTCATTGTAGTTCCTTATTAACTACAATATTTATTGTTTACAACAGTTAAGCGTTGTGATATAATCAATTAACGGATAAATAAAGATGTAGTTCGCGGATGGCCGTCCCAACTACTCTAACATTAACAAGGAATGTCAGCATGAATATTTATACAATCTATACAGCCACTAATAAAATAAATGGAAAAAACTATATTGGGTTTGATTCAAAATGGCCTAAAAGAAAATACGAACATCATTATAATAGCACAGTTGGCTCATCAAATCAAGTATTCTATAATGCAATACGGAAATACGGATGGGATAATTTTGAATGGAACATAATTTATCAATCACATGATGCAGAACATACGTTAACGGTAATGGAAAATCATTTCATAAATGAATATCGTAGCTATATTCATTTTGAAAATAGTAATGGATATAACATGACATTAGGTGGAGAAGGAACAGTTGGTCATATACATACCCTGGAAACCAGAAATAACATTAGTAATGCATTATTAGGAAAAACAAAAGGAAAACCAAAACCGCCTAGATCAGCTGAACATTGTGCAAATATAAGTAAATCTAAACGAAATATTATTCCATGGAATAAAGGAAAAACTGGTCTATCTATCTGGAATAAAGGAAAAACTGGTATTTTTTCAGATGAACAACTACAAAATTTAAGAAACCATGCACTAGGGCGTGATAAAGGGAAAGTCTGGTATAATGATGGTATTAATGAATATTTTATATTTCCTCATCAAACATTAGATGCCTATATAAAAGGAAGAATAAAAAAATCTAGAAATATGAAATCTGTGAATTGTCCTCATTGTGGTATATCCGGTAGTGGTGGGAATATGACTAGATACCATTTTGATAATTGTAAAGACAATAAAAAGGGGACATAAAGTCCCCTTTCTGTTATTATTGATTTAGGTTATTCTAAATCTTTTTTCAACAATTTTGAAATTGCCATTACTTCGGTGTTCACAACACCCATTATAGCTAGAGCAGCCCAACCAAAGAATACGAAACCGTAATGTAATGGGGCTACAAATAATTCCTCCATAAACCAGAATGTGTGGCCCCATTCGTTCAGGCCAACATTTGGTAAGATCATGAAAGGACCGATAACCGCGATCAAATACATCAAATGTAAACCTTCTTGGTATGTAGGCAATCTTGTTTTTGCATACATGAAAGAAGCTGTACCAGTGATGATATAGATTGGGTATGACAAGTAGAACTCGATGATGTGACTTGGAGTAAAGTCAGTATCACGAACGATAGTTTGGTGCCATGTACCGTCTTGCTCTGTGAAGTAAGAAGCACCCCAGTAGATAGCCCAGCCGTAGCAAACCAACCATGTCCAATGAGTAAAATGTCTTCTCAACTCTTCACGTGGAGTGATTGACATAACTTTACGGTCACGAGTTTTCCAAATGTAACCATTGATACCAGCGAACAATACAACTTCCGCTACGATTTCAATGTACAAC